GCCACACAACGGGATTGCGCTGGAGTGAATGCCACGCGTCAGACTGCTGGAGCCACACCCGGCGCAGCGTGAGATCCTCGCCCATGCAAAACGGTTCAATGTGGCATGTTTGGGGCGGCGCACCGGCAAGACCACGCTCGCGTTGAATGTCCTCGCCGAGGATGCCATTCACGCGCAACCGGTGGGCTACTTCGCTCCAACGTACAAATTGCTGGCCGAGTTCTGGCGCGAAGTGAAACACACGCTCAACGAAGTGATCCGCATCAAGAGCGAGCAGGACCACCGCCTCGAGTTGATCAGCGGCGGCACGCTCGAGTGCTGGTCGCTCGACGACGAGAACCCGGCCCGCGGACGCAAGTACGCCAAGATTGTCATCGACGAGGCGGCGATCGTGCGCAACCTGGTGGACATCTGGCAACAGGCGCTGCGGCCGACGCTCGCCGACTTGCGCGGCGGCGCGTGGTTCCTGAGCACACCCCGCGGCCTGAATGCGTTCTATGACCTGTACCAGCTCGGCCAGGATCCACTGCGCGACCAGTGGGCGTCCTGGCGCATGCCGACCAGCGTCAACCCGTTCATCGACCGCGGCGAGATCGAGGCGGCGCGCGCCGAGCTGCCCGAACGGGTGTTTGCCCAGGAGTACCTGGCCGAGTTCCTGGTGTTCGAAGGCGGCGGCGTATTCCGCGGTGTGGATAGCGTGGCGTACCTGCAGCCGGAGCCGCCGCGCGAGGGGCACGTGTATGTCTTCGGCGTCGACTGGGGCCGCAGTAACGACTTCACGGTCATCAGCGTCCTGGACGCAAGCACCAACAGCCAGGTGGCTGTGGACCGCTTCACCCAATTGGACTGGGAGTTCCAGGCCGAACGCCTGCATCGTTGGGCAGACCTGTACCAGCCTCGAGCGATCGTGGCGGAGACGAACGCGATGGGCAACCCGATCGTCGAGCGTCTGCAGCAGGGCTACTCGAGGATGATCGGCGACTCACGCCGCGCGCTACCGATGCAGCCCTGGCTGGCCACCAACGCCACCAAAGCCGCGGCCATCCAGGCCCTCAGCCTGGCCATCGAGAACGGCGACCTGGCGCTGCTCGACGACCAGGTGCAGACGTCCGAGTTGCTGGCCTACGAAGCGCAGCGGCTACCGAGCGGCATCCTGCGCTATGGCGCACCAGGCGGCGCACACGACGACACCGTCATCGCACTCGCATTGGCGTGGCTCGGCACGATACGTCCCGCGGTGAGTACGCGCTCGAGCTACGCCTTCTCGCGCTAGGTCTTGGGTGTGGTCTGCGCTGACGTGGACGTGGTCTGCTTGCTGGACGGCGCCGGCGCCGACGTGGGCGTGTCAGTCTTGGGCTGGACACCGGCGTTGCGCTGCAGGTTCTGGTTGCGCTCGTCCTCGAGCGTCTTCTGCTCGTCTTCAATCTCGTCAGGCGTCTTCGGCACGCCGGCCATGCGGGCCATCGTCTCTTCTGGCGTCTGGCGCCGCGGCTCTGGTTGTTGTGGTTGGCTCATGAGCCAACACTACCGCACGTGCAGTGCCACGACAGCAAGCCGGCTCAATGTTTCACGACGATGTTTCACGGGCTACACTGAGCGCGGCGTGGCCGACGATCCGCCGAGCGCGACGTACCTGTCCGAGCTCCAGACAGAAATGTTTGATCGGTACCGGCGCGACGACGTCCAGATCGACACCGCCCGCGCGCAGCGCGAGATGCGCATCCCGGCCATGATGGGCGCCGACGAGAAGTACACGCTGGTCAACGTGGATCCGCGCGATCCCGACGTCAGCGAAGAGGGATTTCAGCAAACCGCGATGCTGACCCTCGAGCGCCCGAAGCTGCACCTGGACGGCGGCGAGTCGGACACCGCGCAGACTGCAGCCTCGCAGCGTGAGCATTGGACCGAAGAAACGTTGTGGCAGTGCGGGTCCAGGACGCCGGGCATGGACACGATGAACTTCATCACCGATGCCGCGCTGAATGACGGCGGCGCATGGGCCAAGATCCTGTTTCTGCCCGACGCGTGGGATAAACGCTACGCGTACCCGGTGCCCAATCCCGGCGAAAGCGCCGAGGCGTGGCAGCACTACGACAAAGCCACCGAGGACGTGAAGAAGCAGTGCGGTCCTCCGTTCGCCTGGGAATTCGTGGACGCGCGCGCGATCTACCCCGACACGATGGGCGGACGCGTGTGCGAGGTCATCGAAGTCACCGATCGTCCGGTGCGCACCACGTTCCGCCGCTACCGCCTGGGCTTCGACGAGGACGGCAACATCGTGCCCGAGGAGATGGGCCAGGCCCAGGCGTCAAACAGCTTCGGCGCCAACCAGCGGCCAATCCTGCCGACCAGCATCACCATGCTCGAGCACTGGGACGAAACCTGGGCATCCTGGTGCGTCACCGGCACCAATCGCCACAACGAGCCGACCGGAGCGATCGTCAAGCAGTTCCGCCACAACTACGGCTTCCTCCCCTACGACTTCGCGCCTGGTTTATGGATGAACTTCTGGCGCAACCGCAAGGTGGGCTGGGGCGTCAGTCAGACCAAACTGTGGCTGGTCCAATACAGACAATATTTACGTGCAATGCACGCGCAATATGTCGCGAGAGACTTACTGAGTCCCTTAGTGACATATGGCGACTCGTCCGCGGCACCGGTCATCGGCGACGACGGCAAGCCGCGCGACCGCGACCCCGGGCCGCTGCCAGGCGAGGTGATCAACCTGGGCCCTGGTCGCCAGCTCGCGCGGATCCAGTACCCCGACGCGACCACGCTCGAGAAGCACATGTCGCTCGTCGACACCGCGATTCGCGAGCTCGAGTCGCCACGCGTCACCACCCTGACTGGTATGGAGGGCGCCGGCTTCGCCATCAGCCAGGTGCTGCAGTACCAGCGCGTGCGGGTGGGCCCGATCGTCAACAATATCCAGGAGCTGCTCAAGCGCCAGACCGAGAAACTCTGGGACCTGGCCCAAAACAAAGTCCAGGAAAAGATCTGGGTTGGCTACTCCGGCAGCGCGGCAAAGTCCGGTTCGGGCTACATCGGCCTCGGGCCGGCGGACTTCGAGCGTCCGGTCAAGCTGCGCTGGGACGTCAAGCAGGAGCTGCCCACCGACGACCTGATCAAGGCGCGCTACGCCCACGAGCGTCTGCAGGCCGGCACCTGGGGCAGCGACGAGGCGGTGGAATACCTGGGCGACAATCCCGACGAGATCCGCCGCAGCAAGGCGCGCGACCGGATCCGCCAGTCGCCCGAGTACCAGAAGTGGCTGGACCAGCAGATCTTCCAGTTCGCCGGCCGCGGCGACATCCTCGGCGCCGCGGCACAGGCGCAGGCCCTGGCCGCGAAAGGCGTCATGCCAGTCACCGGCAACATGGGCCCAGGCGGTCCATTTGCACCACCCAAGCCAATGGCACCGGGTGTGTTCGAAGGCGGTGGACCGGGCGCAGGTGGCGTCCCGGACCTGGCCGCGCTCGCCACCGCGCCGAATGGAACCGGCGCGCTACCACCACCTGGTCAGCAGGTGATGCAGGGCGCCGCGCAGAACGTCGGCGCACCAGGAGCAGGAGGAGTCTGAGCATGGCCAAGTTCACCCCACCCAGTGGCAAAGAGCATCCGCCGTTCAACGGTGGTCAGAAGACGAGCTGCATCGGCGGACCGACGCACAGTCCTGGTCCAAACGGGCCCCTGCCGGCCGGTAACACCGTCCAGACCAGCAACCTGCCCAACGCCGTGACCCGACCGCCGAACGGCATCCGCACCAAGTAATGGCCAGGAAGTGGACCGAGGCCCAGGATGCCGCCGCGGACAAGAAGGCTGGCATCAAACAGGGCAGCAAGAAGGACAACGCGCTCGACCGCAAGCGCGGCGTGCCGGTCCGCGCGGCACGGAAAGGCAAGAAGTGATGGCCAAGCTCACTGCCAAAGGGCGCCAGCAGATGAAGAGCTCGAGCTTCGCGCTGCCCGGCAAGGGCGAGGGTAAGGGCGGCAAAGGCAGTGGCAGCTATCCCATTCCGGACGCCAGCCACGCGCGCAACGCGCTGGCGCGCGTCTCGCAGTTCGGCTCCAGCGCGGAGAAGGCTCAGGTACGTGCGGCGGTCAAGCGCAAGTTTCCCGGCATCGGCAAGAAGTGAGGGAGTGGAGCTTGACGCACACGCCATCGTCCTGCTGTTCGTCGTCTTCGTCCTGGTCATGAGTCTGGTCGTGTACTTCGCCAGCCGCTGATGCCGAACAACCAGACGGATGCAGCCGCGCTGCGCGACTCGATGACCCGCGAGGTGACCAACGACGCGTACTCGATCAGCCAGCAGATCTTCCGTGGCCAGGAAGGCGACGTCTCGCGCGTCAGCAACGAGCAGCTCGACGAGCGGTATCGCCAGGCGTTTGCCAGCGAGGATCGCACCTACCTGATGCAGGAAGCCACGCGCGACCCGGTCCAGTTCCTGGCCAGCATGCAGCGGCTCGGGGTGAGCATGCCACCAGGTCAGGAGATCCAACCGGAGCCACCCTTGCCGAAGGCGGCCAAGGCGAACGTGCCGCTGCCGAAGCCACCCGAACAGGCGCTGCAGTCGACGTACCCGACGGCCCAGGAAGTCCCGCCACCGGAGGTCCCGCCCCAGTCATCCGTGCCACCAGCTGCGCCGATGCCGCTCGCCCCGCCGGCGCAGCCGCTCGCGCCGGCGCCCCCAGTGCAGCCACCCCCGGGCATGATTCCGGCGATGGCCGGTGGCGGTGTCGTGACTCAACCGACGATCGCGCTCATCGGCGAGCAGGGCCCCGAGGCCGTCGTGCCACTGAATGGCGCGCCAGGTCCGGCTGCCGTGCTGCAGCCGACCACCTACCAGCCGGACCCCGACCTGGCGGCTCATCTGGGTGGCACACCGGGACCGGGCGCTGCGCCGCCGACGCCGTCACACGACGAGATCTCTGACTACATCCGCCAGGCAGCGATCGCGCGCGGCATCGACCCGGACACCGCGCTGGCCGTCGCCATGCACGAGGGCACCAACCCGGCCACCGGTCGCTTCGACTCGCCCGCCCAGGAGGGCGTCTTTCCTACCGGCCGCAGCTATTGGCCGTTCCAGTTGCACTACGGCGGCGCCGGCACGCCCTACGCGCAGTACGGCAGCGTCGCGGGCATGGGCAATGACTTCACCGCGCAGACCGGCTGGCAGCCAGGCGACCCGCGTGCCTGGAAGGACGCGACCAACTTTGCCCTGGATCAAGCGGTGGCGAATCCCAAGGGCTGGGCACTGTGGTACGGCTCGGTGCCAGCCAGGGTCGCTCCGCAGCAAGGGCTACCCAAAAAGAGGGCCTGAGTAGATGCCGTTCCTGCTGCTCGACGACGCCACCCAGGAAGCCCAGCGGCGGCTCCAGGACTACGGCGACGGCCTGATGCAGCAGGCGCAGCAACTGAATCAGCAGGCCCCTTTCGCGCCGGGAGGGGGCGGCACCCAGGCGCTCCAGGACGTGACCCAGCGCTTGCAGGACTTCGGGAGCCAGCAGTTGCAGGCTCTCA